ATCGTTTAAGTTCTTGATCTAAAAGATATAATAGATCTCGTTCAATGTCCATGTTGTGTTGGTTTCTATCGTAAAGATCCAGAACAGGTATTTCTAAAACCCGTGCTTTGTTTATCAAACGTAGATATTCATTGTCAGAATTAAACGTGCCATTGCTATCTTCGTACCAAGCTGTCTTGATAGGTATGCCACATTTCAAACCAAAGTCTCTGTAGTCTGCGTGACCCATAACAGTTTCTTTCTTTGCACCCAACATTCTAAATGCCAGTGAGTGTAGTGTTCTAAAATATGGTATGTCTTTATGGTCTAACATAAATTTTTCTTCTGCTCTACGTGTTGCCTCCCATGCAGCTTTCTTCGTAAAAGAAAAGTATCCTATCTTTTTTATGTCTGTGCCTGATCGTAAAAAGTCGTCCACTAAATCTAATAGTGTGGTTGTCTTACCTGTGCCCGGTGGTCCTAGTATTATTGTTTTCATTTATCTATGCATAACCCATTATCTAAAACAACTTTTTCCTCTGTCTCTATCCAAACTCTGGCACCACACGGTAATGGTTTATCTTTTGAATAAACTATTTTTGATGGACCTTGTATGTCAACCTCGTGTGCATAGTTGTTTGACTTGTATGTCTTCACCGTTATGACAGGGTCGTCGGTGTTGTTTTTCTTATTGCTTCTTATTTTGTGCATATTAACATGTATTATTTTTTTCATTAGAAAGGTGTCTCCTGATATTTTTCTTGACTAATTTCTGGTTTTGTTTTTCTCATCGCTTTTATTTTTATAACTCTTGGTGTCTGGTTCTTAAGAGTCATTCTAATCTCATCTTCAAAAATATCTTTAAGTGTCTTAATTAAATTACCTGTCTTAATTTTATCCATCTCCCAGTTGTTGCGTTTACAAAAAGAATAAAAATCATCCATTCTAAAATATGTAAAACCCTCATCAGTCCAAGACATCTTGTTGAGCATATCTTCTTTTGTTCTTGCAGCAGGTCTGTTGACTGTAAAATCATACAATAGGTTTACTATTTGATTTATTGGATCTAGTGACTCCAGTGGTTCTATCTCTTGTAAATTATTCATCAAAGCTTTTAGATAAACTTCTCTCCAGTCTTGCGCTTTTGGTATTGGTGACACTACGTTTGCCTGATCTAATACAGCTATTGCAAATAAATTAGGATTGTGTAGCTGCTCTGTTTTCAATTCTACACGTTTGCCACCAACATTTAAAAACCATTGTGGCGGATTAGATGTTATCTTTGTAAGAGTATCTAGCTCTGGCATCTGCTCTTCTTCAAAACCAACACCAAACTTTTTTGTTCTACACTTTGCAGCATTACACACACCACATATTGGTTGCTCTTTACACCTGTATTTATCATAACCTTTTTTGGTGACAGACTTAATCACCAACTGCACCTCTTGATAACTTAATGGTGGGTCCATATATTTTTGATTGTATTGTCCTACCTGGTTTTCCCAATCTTCAAAAGCTTTCTTGCAGTACACAGCTATGTTAAACAGTGAATTATTTCTTGAGCCCTCACCAAAGCCCTCTGTTGCTAATCTATTTAAGCAAGGTGGTCCTTGTTCAAAGGCCTCTTCTACTTTTGTTTCTTTTACAGTTATCTTTTCTATCTCTTCTTTTGTCTGTGCCCATTCGTCGTATATAGAATAGAATGATTCTAAACTAGCAGCCTCACCACCAGCCTTGATTGCGTATCTTAAACCACGCACACCACCGTGGTATGGCAAATTTAAAAAATTACCTGTGTCTCCACGCTCCACTAATATTTCAGTTTGTTTCGGAAATATCTCACTACCTGCATAACCCAAAGCATCCGCCATTGCTTTGAGTTTTGACTGCATCAGTGATGCAGGAATAAACTCTTTAGCAAATAAAAATAGATGTGCACCACCAGACTTAGATCTAAATGTCACTAATGGAAAGCTAAAACCTTTTATGTTTCTCATCAAAACTAAGTGATCGACATTGTAAACGTCCACATCAATACACCCCCACTTACACATATTATCTTCGTTTATGGGTATCACACCTAGAGCAGGATCTTTACCAGATAAATGGTCCTCCCAAAGATCATCAGTGACTGGTTGTCTTTTTATAAAAGCTTTACCATCTGCTTTGCCTTTGTCGTTTGTCGCTCCTGATAATATCAGTTGACCATACGCACTGTTGTTGCCTTCAAATATTTTTTTAAACTTCACTCTTTCGTGGCCTCCCCGTTCTTGGTTTACCAGCGTTTGGTTTGAATCCTGGTTTACAAATATCTTGACAATAAATCTTACTCTTCTGCCACTTCGTTATCTCGAACTGTTTTTTGCATGTTGGACAAATTCTGTTCATTTAATTTTTTTAACCTCTCTTCTTTCTGTTTCTTAGACTGCTTTAAACTTATATCCCACAGCTCATCCTCGGCTAGCCACACCTCGTCAAAAGTCAGAGACGCGTAAGGGGGGATAACTTTACGCGTCTCTTTCATGATTAAAACGGTACCGAGTCTTTAGACTTGGTATCTTCTTCACCATGTTTTGCAGTAACGTCACCCTTATTAGCGCTTACAGCAAAACTCTTTGCCTGCTCGTATAAATTTTTATCTTGAACAGGACCAACCTTTTCAATGTTCCAACCAAACCAAGTCCCCTTGTCATTTGATTGTTGCACTGTTTTTAGTTTGTACACGTGACTGCACATAGCCGGAGTGAACATACCATTCTTACCTTTAAGTTTGATACTGTTCATCATTGAGTTCCACGATCTACTAACTTTTAGTTGTGTAGACTTCATAGAAATCAAAGCGGCTTCACCTGTCTCTATCAACACAAAGTATGATGCTGTGTTTTCTAGATAGTTGCCGTTTGGTAATCTATCTTTGTAACTAGCATCACGAGTTGCCTCTTTAATTATGCCGCTATCGACAGAGTGTATCGCAACGGGAGCACTTGTGCCCTCACCACGATCAGACCATTCAACGTATTCACGTTTGTAATAACATGGTATTACGCTGACTCCTTCTTCACCGTCGTAGAGTTGCTTAGTCACGGTATTAAATATCATACCTGGTTCAGCACCTTCCACATATTTTGCATCCCGTTTGTTAGTCTCGGGAGACAGTTGACCTAACACTCTAAGAAATGGCAATGCAAAGTCTTCTGACCCCATATTGCTAAAACTTGTATTAGCGTCCTCCTCAAACATACCCGTTAAAGCTACGTCTGATTTTTCTTTTTTTGCTACTTGGTTCATCGTTCTTGTTTCCTTTACTTCCGGCCTATTTTTGTTTGATCTTTAATAAAAACATTAAAGAATTGTGAGGGCATGTCGAGGCCGGCCTCGACACGCTCTCTGTAGAGAGCTTTCAATGTCATGGGCTCTACCTTTTGTTTTTGGGTAGGCTCATAACCTTCTTGCTCTGCAAGGGTAAGCAGTTGCTCCGCCTTGTTATCTTCGCCTTTACCAAACTGAACAGCGACCTCATTCTTAATGATGTCTGCCAGTCCGTTTTCTCGAAGCCAGTTGTAAGCTGATTCCATTTCATCTTTTTTTATGGTGCAGTTGTATGACTTTCTAACGTCAATAGAACTACCATCAGCTAATTTCAAAGATGATAGCCCTTGCTCTGCGAGCATATTAGGTATTATCTCTGAACTAATTTTATCTGCCTCTTCTTTCTTCTTTTTTATTTGTGCTTCCAATGAGGATATCTCGTCCTCCTTTTGTTGAAGCTCTTGACAATAAGAGGCCAGTGTTTGAATATCTGTTTTCTCTATAAGATCTTGTTGATCTTCTTCAAAATTAATGTCTGACATTATTCTTCTCCTTTCTCGTATAGATTAAATGACAGTGGGTAATATCTTTTTTCTTGTCTGTCCCATTTCAAAAGATTAAATTTACCTTGCGTAATATCACTGACTATTGCAGTGGACAAACCTATTACAGCGGGATCACCTGTGCAAAGTATGTAATCGTTATCTTTGAAATCTCGTAAGTTCTTGCGCATTTTATGTATAAATGGCGCAGGACTAAACATCATCTGTGAATTTTCTGGTAAACAAA